CGACTTCCCCAACCTCGTGGCGCTGTCGGAGAACGGCGAGATCCAGGCCGGCACCATGTCCGAGAGCCAGGAGCTGGTGTTCCTGCAGACCTTCGCGCGCCGCATCCGCGTGACGCGGCAGATGCTGGTCAACGACGACCTCGGCGCCTTCACCGACTTCGCCAGCATGATCGGCCGGCGCGTCGCCGACTTCGAGAACGCGACGGCCTATGCGCTGGTGAACAGCGCCAACGGCGACGGCCCGACGCTGGTCACCGGCGCCGCGCCGGTCTTTGCCACCGGCGCCGCGCGGCTGAACAAGGCCACCGCCGGCACGCTGCTCGACCTGGGCAATCTCGCGCTGGGGCGTGCGGCGGTGATGCGGCAGCGGACGCTGGACGGGCTGCCCATCGCGGTGGGCGCGCAGATGCGCCTGCTGGTCGGGCCGAACCAGGAACTCGCCGCGCGCCAGCTCACGGTGTCGGTCCAGGCGACCCAGACCAGCAACGCCAACGTCTATGCGGGCTTCGTGCAGCCGCTGGTCGAGCCGCTGATCCCCGCCAACCGCTGGTACCTGTTCTCCGACCCCTTCGCCGCGCCGGTCTACGTCTACGGCTATCTGAACGGCGCCGAGGGACCGCAGGTCACCACCGGCAATGTCCAGGGCGTGGATGGCGTCGAGGTCAGCGTGATCTTCGACTTCGGGGTCGGCGCCATCGACTGGCGCGGCGCCTGGTTCAATCCGGGCACCTGAGCAGGTGCTCCGGAGAAGTTGACGGAAGGTGCGCTGCCGGTGCATCGGCAGCGCATTTAGTTAACGTCGGCAGCAAAGGCTACAGAGACTTCCTTAGGTTCGCATCGCGCGTCGCTTCTGCCACAGCGATTGCGTTTGCTAGTGCGACCGTCAAATCGTGTGCTGCCTCCCATAGAAGGCGGGGCGGGGCCACCTCGTCTTCCGCGGACTGGCAGGCACGATCGAGAGCGGCGAGCATCGTCCCCTCCTGGAACGGCGTCGGGTTTTTGGCGGTCTCCCCGATCTCCTTTCGCCGCTCGTCATTCCCCGCGAGCCACGCCTCGAAAAGTGGTTCTGTCAACGCGGTCAGCAGTACTGGCTTGGTCGACCAGGAACCCGCCGACCGGGCCTCCTCCAAGGTTCGCTCTGCCATATACGCGCTGACCTGCAAGCTGAGGACACTCAACGCCTCCTCACCCAACGGCAGAATGATCCGAGGTCTGTCCGACGACTCGTCCGACGCAAGTGATGCCGGCAGGCCAGGCACTTCGTCGCGAAGCTTGACATCGCCATACTCAAAGCCGTAGCCGGAGAACTCCATGTCTCTGAAGACGAGTTCTGTTTCACTGATCTCAAACTCCCGCTCCGGGGCCCGTTGGCGTCGGCCGTTCGCTTGCAAAGCAGGCAAGAGCGATTCGGGAAGCAACTTTGTCTGTAGGCTCGTCGAGGTGGCAATCCCGCGATGGCAGATCGCAATAACTTGGCCGCGGGTGACGGCTTTGCCGGTAAACGATTCCAGCCGGTTCCAGTATTCGGCAGCAGTGATGTAGCTGACGCACCGGGCGCGCAGGCATGGCACCACGGCGCGGCCTATGCCGTTCGGTGCAAGGACTAGGTGCAGAACCAGAACCGTGTGAACCTCGACAGGCAGTTCGAACGCTTTGCGGCGGACGAGATCTTCGTAGTTCGTGACGTCGTCCGCCGTGCAGTCCGATTCATAGGCCTCGCGCGGATCGAGATGCCGGAAGCAAAACATGCCGTTTCGCGGACGGCCGACGTCGACCCACCCCAGGAACGCCGAGGGCTCTTCAGTCTCAGTACCGCCGCGCTGGAACTTCCCATCCTTGTAGCGAAAGCCCCAACCCTGCTGCCGGATAAAGTAGCGCTGCAGATCAAATTTCTCGGAGATCGTGCGCGCCTGACGCTGTAGCGATTCCTGCAGAGTGGCCCAGGCTTCTCGCTGGGGATCCTCGGCCGGTAGGTCGCTCTCGACTTCAGCGGCAAAGTTGGTGCCGGAGACCAGATCGAGAAGGAACGCATCTTCGTCATCTTCGCCAGCGAGCCTAGCGGCCGCGCGCGCGAGTTTCACATAGCCACGCGGATCCTGCGTCAAGCTCTTCGCGCGCTTGAGCTTTGTCTCAAGCGGCAGCGTTGGGTCGCAGAAGTACTGCGGCGCCCGCTTGCTATACTCCTCTTTGCGCCCGAAGCCTGCTTCATGGAGCACGGCGGAACGCGTCGCCGCGTCGGTGCGGTTCTGCGCGACCTCGACGATCTTCCACAAATTGTTTGCCATTTGCAGGCGTATGCGCGGCTGCTTCATCTTCAGCGGTCGGTCGAGCAGTTCTTGCCTAAGACGGTCCAGTCGGGCTGCGCGGAGACGCCGATCGCGCTCCGCCTGCTGAGACAGATCCTGGCTTGGCAGATTTGGTGCGGTGCTTTCCATGGTGATGCCGCCCTTCAACGATAGCGATTGGCCGCGTGGCGGCGCGGGTTGTTGCGCTCAGCGCCGAGGTAGACGCGGCCGCGCTGGGTTGGGCGGCAAATGACAGTCATGATCGCGCCGTCCTCAGCGAAAACTACGACGAGATCCCCAGCGGCCTCGACGACGGCGACCGGAGCGCCATTCCGCCGCAGCCAATCACGCTTGTGGCGGGAGATGCGCTCGGCGACGGCGCCCCTTCCCACGTGATGCTGTTGGTCGGCTTCAGTGAGAACAAGCGTGAGCGCTTCCAAGCGCACGCCACGTTGCTGGATGCGCGCCATTGCATGGTGCGTGAAGGAAATCTCGTCAGATGTGCTGATCCGCATGTTGGCCCGTCTCTGATGTGCAGGCCGCTCATCTAGATCGCCGCATGCTGCTGATCTTTCTGAAAAATAGAAGATTCGCAAGAAATTTTTGGAAGGTTCGTCGGAAGACCTTTCAGAAGACCGGGCAGGCCTCGGGCCCGTGTTCCCCCCCCCTCGGGGCCTGCCCAACCCCGACCATTCGTAAACCTCTGCTGAAGGAGCTTTCCCATGCGCAACTACGTCCAGCCGGGCAACAGCCTGGCCATCGCCGTTCCCTATGCGGGCGGCATTCTCTCCGGCCAGGGCGTCCTGGTCGGCGCGCTGTTCGGCGTGGCCGCCGTCGATGGCGCGCAGAACGCCATCATCGAGGCCGCCACCCAGGGCGTCTTCGACATCACCAAGGAACCGGCGCTCGCCATCACCGCCGGGGCGCGCGTCTTCTGGGACAACACGAACCGCCGCATCACCACCACGGCGGCGGGCAATTTCCAGGTCGGCATCGCCAGCCTGGCCGCGCTCGCCGCGGACACCACCGTCCGGGTGTGGCTCAACCGCGTGCCGGCGCTCGGCACATGAGCGCCGCCGCCAGGGCAATCGCCCCGCACGCGACCCGCGGCTATCGCAACCGCAACCCGGGCAACATCGAGCACGTCCCTGCCAACAAATGGCAGGGACTGGCCGATCCGCCCTCGGACGGGCGCTTCTGCCGCTTCACCAGCCATGAACTCGGCATCCGGGCGCTGGCGGCGCTGCTGGTCACCTACCAGGACCGGCACAAGCTGCGGACGCCGCGCGCGATCATCGAGCGCTGGGCGCCCAAGGTGGAGAATGACACCGCCGCCTATATCGCGGTGGTGGCGCGGCGGATCGGCGCCAGCATCGTGGGTGACCTGCGTACGGTGCTGGCCCACGAGGTGCGCGCCGGCGAGCGCGCCGCGATGACCGCCATCCGCGCCGAGACGGAGCAGGTGAAGGCCGAGCTGCGGCGGCAGGTCACCACCGCCTTCTCGGGCAATGCGCGGGGCATCGCCAATGCCTGGCGGTCGATGATCTTCCCGCGGAGCGGGCAGTCACTGCGGCCGGCGGGGCTGGTGTTCACCAAGGTGCCGAAAATCGTCGACGCCTTCGAGCGCGGCGCGCTGATCCGCGCCAAGAGCGGCGGGAAGTTCCTGGCCATCCCGACGGGCTTCAACGCGGCGCGCGGACGGCGCGGCCGCGGCGCGAAGGGCATGCGCGTCACGCCCGCGCAGATGGTCGCCTCCGGCCAAGCCTTCCTGCGGCCATTCAAGTCGGGTCGGGGCTTTGTGTGGTGTCTGCCGCTGCGACAGGGCGAGCAGACCGGGCGGCGGCGGCGCACGCGATTGGTCGCGGGTGGCGTCACCGAGGTCGGCACCGCCAACCGCAAGGGCCACGAGGCCTGGGCACGCGGCCTGCTGGAACAGGGGATGGTGCCGATGTTCCTGCTGCTACCCCAGGTGAAGCTCGCCAAGCGGCTCGACGTGCGTGGCGCGGCTGAGCGCGGGCTGCGCCGCCTGCCCGGCCGCTTCGTGGCGGCCTGGGAACGCGAGAGCGGGAGGACGGCATGACCATGCGCGCGCGTTTCCTCCTTCTGCTCGGGCTCGTCGTGCTGTCCTGGGCCGCCGTCCCCATGGGCCTAGCGCTCACCTGGGTCGCGGGCCGCCTCTTCGCATCGATGCTGGGGTGGGCATGAGCGCGCGCGAGGCCGCCATCGCGGCGCTGCACGGTCGGCTGGTCGCGTCGCTCGCCGTTCGGAACCCGGCCCCACTTGTGCTGCGCGGCGAGACCGTGCCGCAGCGTCTCCCCGCCGGCGGGCTGGTCGTGGTCCGCGATGGCGAGGCGGTGGAGGAGACGCCGATCCTCTCCCCGCTGGCCTGGCAGATCGAGCATCGCGCCGAGGTCGAGATCACCGTGGCCGGCGCCACACCCGCTGCGCGCAACGCACTGCTCGACGCGCTGCTGATCGATGTCGCCGCGGCCATTTCCGCCAACCGCACCCTCGCTGGCGCTGTGGAATGGTCTCAGCCCGGCGGCGCGTCCTTCGAGGATGTCGAGTTCGAGGGCGCCGCCGCGGCCCGCGCCGCCGCCATCCCCGTCACCCTCTGGTTCACCGTCGCCGGCTCGCCGCTGGCCTGATCCCCTTCCAGGAGAAAGCCCATGCCCCGTGCCATCGGCGCGAATTGCCGCCTGCTCATGCTGCCCGAGACCACCTACGGCACCGCGCCCGGCAGCAACTGGCGGCGCATGCCCTTCCTGTCCTGCGATCTCGGCGCCGAGCAGCCGCTGCTCGATGCCGACGTCATCGGCGTCGGCAGCAACCGGGATCCGGCGGCACCCTTCCTCGATACGGTGACGGTCGCTGGCCAGGCGGTGGTGCCGGTCGACCTGATCAACATCGGCCACTGGCTGCGGCTGCTGCTGGGCGCTCCCACCACCACCGGCAGCACCAACTTCATCCACACCTTCGCCTCGGGCGCGGCCTCCTTGCCCAGCAATGCCATGGAGATCGGCTATCCGGACGTGCCCAGCTTCGACGTCTGCACCGGCGTGCGCGCCGACACGCTGGAGCTGGACTTCACGCCGACCGGCGCGGCGACGGCGACCTTCGGGCTGCTGGGCCAGGGTTCGGTGCGCACGGGTGCGACCTCGGGCGGCACGCCGGTCTCCGCCGCCTACACGGCCTTCAACAAAGCGCAGGGCAGCATCACGCGAAGCGGCTCGGCGCTGGCGCAGGTCACCGGCGCGCGGCTCACCTACGCGAACGGCATGGAGGCGGTGCGCACCATCCGCGCCGATCGCCGCGTCGAGGGCGTGGATCCCGGCATCGCCCGCTGCACCGGCCAGATCACCGTGCGCTTCGAGAACACCACGCTGCTGGCCCAGGCGCAGGCGGGCACTGCGGCGGAGTTCGCCATGGCCTTCACCATCGATGCGAACCGCAGCCTGACGATCACGCTGCACGAGGTCTACCTGGCACTGGCCAAGACGCCGATCGAGGGGCCGGCCGGGGTGGAGGCGAGCTTCGATTTCCGGGCCGCGTTCAACGCCACGGCGACGCGCATGATGACCGCGGTGCTGCGGAACCAGCAGGCGGGGACGGAGTATGCGTGATGATCACGCCTTATCCTGTGCCTCTCCTCCACCGAGCAATGACGGCAAATCACGCGCGCTGTGGAGCACCCGCAGGATGACCGCTCGACCGCGAGCGTTCACCTCGTAGGCCAGGATGTAGGGAAAGCCGCGCACCACCAGAATCCGAATGGGTGGCGGCGCCAGTTCGGGTCGTTCTGGTCCCACAAGCGGCTGATCGCCCAGGAGCAGGGATGCAGTCCCTACAGCATCCCGGAACCGGATCGCTGCACCCGGGTTCTCCTGTCGCAACCACCGGCGCGCTTCACGGAACTCCCGGAGCGCTGCCGGGGTGAATGTGGCTGGACGCCTCAGGACGCGGTTCGGCGGGCCGCCTCATCGGCGCGCGCATCTTCGGCCTCATCGACATCCATCGCGGCCATCACGTCCTCAAGCTCGATGTAACCGTCGCGTTCGGCTTCCTCGCGTGCGGCATCGAGCGTCGCAATGAAGGCGGCCCGCTGCTTCTCGCGCTCGCGCAGCAGCGTCAGGGCGGCGTCCATGACCTCCTCCACGTCACTGAACCGTCCCGACGCCACGCATTGCTCGGCAAACGCCTCGAGTTCGGGCTTTCGGCTGACCTTTCCCATCGCGGAACTCCTTTCACCTGGCCGACCGCGGGGGCCGGGCATCACCTGTTCTGGAGGTTCATATAGCATGCTCACCCTCGACCTTCCCACCGAACCCTATTGGCTCGACCTCCCCCGCGGCGTGCGCGTGGAAATCCGCCCGGCCATCAC